ATCCTATATACAGACCTATGGTGAGCTTCACCATTAATCGTCCACTGTAAAAGTATTTTTGAGTTTGCAAACTTTGGTCGTATCATGATGTCCAATAACTCTATATGATTGTCTAGACCGTTGTATAGAAATATTCTGTGCACATTTTCAACAATTGTTTGGATGGTGGCACCGGGTGTATAAAAATCACCATTCACGTGGAGTTTGGCTACGGGGGAATTGGTCCCAATACCTACATTCCCGGAAACTTTATCTACAAAGAGGTTTGCCGTGCCAACCTCCAAGTTCGAGGAAACTGTGAGTTCACCCCCGATTGTTAGGTTCGATGAGACTGTGGTATTCCCACTGACCCCAAAGTCCCCAGAAATTGTTGTACCTCCATCAATCACCGGTGGGTAAGTCAACTCTGATGACACCGTAACATTGGTGGCCTCTATCCGTTTTACCCTCAATGTGGCATTCTTGATTTCCAAGCTGTTTGCTGGTGTATCAAGGACAACCATTTAATATAGGGTAAGAAATGATTTACCTGTTATTAAATGGGGGGGACAAGTCCTATGGACTTGGCTGGACGGGCCACTCAGGGTTTGAGGGGTCCTCAGTGGTGGCTGGGAGGTCGCGGAGGGCCTGCATGTAGGTGGCCCAAGTCTCTGGGACGGGGGTGGAGGTTGTGAAGGCCCTGGTGGCCATCCAATCCACTGCTTGGAGGCGGCGATCCCTCTCTGCTCTAAGGTCCTTTAGAGGTTGGGCGTCCACCAACTCTTTCAACTTCGCCTCGAAGGCCTCCTTTGGGGGCTTCTCGTAGCCGGGGGGGAACTTTATGGATTCCCAAGTTCTACCCCAATATGCAATTGCATTTTGATCGGTTGTGGGTTTAATTTCACACATTACAATTTCTGGATCACACTTTAATTCTTTCAATGTCTCGTATACAAAGTCGGGTTCCATATATTTAAGAAGATATATAAAAACCCGAAAAATTATTATAGCCCAGTCCATAAAACCCACCGGAGTTTAGTCGAACACCCACCGTTTCTCCTTGTTTTAAATTAAAGACCATAGATTTTGATGTATTATACGATACCGCGTTGACATAAGACCAACCTCCATCTACTTCACTACCGTTGCGTGTCAACCTAACGTTCATTGCGCCCCCAGAGGAGTGAGCAGAAAAACTAATGTTATATACACCACTTATTGGTGCGGTGAAAAGACCGGTGCTTGGGTTGTACCCACCACCTTTATTTAGTACAACGACGTTCCATCTTATAGGATCCCCCCCAGTATTATTAGCAGCATCTCGATGTGCTTCAAAATACACCGGACACCCACCCCTGATGTCCCCCCTCACGTCTAGGACGGCCCTGGGCTCCGAGGTCCCGATGCCAACCCTCCCAGCCTTTAGGGTCACCACGTCTGGGCTGACCCCAAAGTACTCCTTCTGGTAGGCGTAGAGCTCCCAGATCTCTTCCGCTGAGAGGGCCCTGTTGTAGAGACGGAAGTTGGCGATGGAACCGTTGAAATAGTTACCAGGTGTACCACCTCCATTTTCGCTTCTACCTAACGTAAGTTGCGATCCGGTTAAAACGACAGGTCCGTCAGTGGAACCAGGGAACGGACCTACACCCCCGTCTTCGCCGTTTATAAATATTTTGTGCTTTGATAAATCGGATCCATTTCCTCCGGTAAATACCGCGACAACGTGATACCATACATTTTTAGCAATAGTAACATCTGATAACACACCAGAACCCCAATGTGCGTGACTGATTTTGTTCTCATAAAATATAATAGCCGACTGCTGATGAGAAGTACCTCCTTGACCCAGTTGGACAGCATATGTATAATCAGTCGTCTCCGTCGCATTTAACCACAAAGAAATCGTATGAACTGGAACGGATCCGGTTGGTAACCCGTGTGCTCCAGTTATGTATTGTGAAGACCCATCGAAGGTGAAGGCCTTGTAGGTGGAATCAAAACCAACCCCACCCGAGGGAGTCCCGGTGAGCCCGTTCCCAGACTTGTCCGCCACGGTGGCGGGCATGGAGGTGTAGTCCTGTCCGTCGTAGTACACGTTGGAGAAGTTTGTCTTTGGGACGTTAGGGGTGGTGTGGAGGACAACGTCGGTACCAGTGGCCACGTCTGCGGTGAAGGGGGTGCCATAGTAGCGGATTTCACCGATACCAACTGCTGGATAGTTGCCGGCGCCAACATACACACTATTCGTGACCAATGCGAAATGTTTATATTCCACCTGTACCGATACTAGTTCGTTGTGAATTTCAGCTCTGTCCCCTTTTTTGGGTGCAGCCGTAAAATTTTTAATGAGTGACCACGTTGAATTATCTGTTGAACCATACAAGTATACATTTTTTGGAAAACCTTCTTCAGTTGAGCGACCTGATTCGGCGCGTGATTGAATGTCGACAGACTTGAGTAATATACCGGAAGGCATATCTAACTGTATCCACTCCCCTAGGGCAGACCCCGCATGGTGTAGGACATTCAGTAATTGACTACCATTACTAGTGCTATAAGTATCGGTCGAACTGCCATGTCCATCAGAAGACCATCCATAAGCATCATGTAGTTTATTAAAAGCACCCCAGGGACCATAGGTCCCAGTACTTCCAGAATTAAATGTACTACTGGCACTCACTGTATATCCTCCAACAGATAAGGTGCTATCAATAGCCACCCTTGGTTCCTCGATTTCATAGTCCCTGGTGGACAACTTGTACTCCATGACGACGTTGGAGTTCGATTTAATTTGGGAAACATTTGAGACCTGGTCAAAGTTAATTGTGGGTATGTTACCAAAACTAAAATCGGTAACTTCACCCACGCTCACGACACCGGAGATGCTCACGTTCCCAGAGACGCTCGCGTCACCTCGAACATCTAGAGTTGAGGTGGGCATGTTGGTCCCTATACCAACATTGGAGGTGGTCGTATTCACAAAGAGATTTCCGTTACCAACTTCGATGTTCGAGGTCGCGTCAAAGCTCTTCGTGGGGTTGGTGAACTGAATCATATCGTTGGTGACATTGCTTACCCCCGTGATAGACTGAAGACTGTAGGCCGACTGGAGCCGGACCGAACCAACCTTGAAGCCTTCGGCGTGGACGTTACCAGTCACCCTGAGGGAGGCGTTCTCCAAATCCAAAAATCCATTATTGCCTTGTATGGACATTTAATATAGTGTAAGAAATGATTTACATGTTATTAAATGTGGGTGGGCCACACCGGGTTTTCTGGGTCCACGACTGTAGCTGGGAGGTCCCTAAGGGCCTGGCGGTAGGTTGCCCAAGCCGTCTTTGATTCTGGGGAGGGGTGGGGGTAGTCCGCCACAAAGAGGTAATCACACTCGGCAAGGCGACGGTTCCTCTCAGCCCTAAGTGTATCGAAAGCCTTCTCATGGAGGAGTTCCCTAAGTCGCGTCTCAACCTCCTCCTTGGTCATCCTCTCAGATTCCGGTATGTCCTTCCATTGAATATCTTCATAACGGGGGGTCCAAAGACACCAGGGTCTACCCGGATACCGCTCTTCCAATACTTTTAATAGACTCATATTCTATGAGGATAAATAAAATCCATTATATTTCATATAATATTCATGAAAATTACCTTCAGTCAACCACACATCTAGGGTATCACCAACCTCTAAATCAACTATAATACTATTAGCTTGATGATTATACTGTGAGTCATAAGTACCAGTCGGATTGCTATATGAAGCGTGAAATTTCCCCGAATTTACTTGATTTTTACGGAATGTTAACATTAATGTACCCGCCGTATTGATCCCCATCGTACTATATATAAAAAAATAATATCCTGCAATCGGAGCTGTAAATACACCCGTATTGGGATCATAACCAGCCCCGCGATTCATTAACACCATATCCCAAGGAATAACCTGACCACCGTTCAATTCATATGCCGAGCATGTAGCACTGAAAAATACAGGGTTTTGGGCAATGAGAGCTGCGTCAACGTTTAAAGTTTTAGTGCGTTCTTTCCATACATTTTCTTCGTAAATTATGATATGACCGGAATCACCTCCTTGTACTTCGGACTGAGGTGCGCCCCCAACATAGACATTCCCATCATTTGAACACGCTGTACTAAAACCCAGTTCGGAGGAAGCGCCGTTCCTCCCTCCCCCAAAAAATTTTTTAGTTTGGTTCCACACGCCATTGATTCTGTCAAAAACCACTATAGAACCACCATCTACCCCAGCACCGACCATATTTGGATGATGGTCCCTCTCCGCGCCAACTATAATTCTATCCCCACTTTGACTCATGGATACATGCCAACCGAAATAGTCTTCGTTATTCGCATCGTTATCTCGGAGTAGTTGGGTCTCCGTCGTCGGCCAAACACCACCAGATTTTACATATATGTAGACAGCGCCCCTATTCGATCCCGTGGTGTCATTACCATATGCACCCGCGACAATAATAGTTCCATCTCCGGATATTGCGACACTATGACCTAAAAGCATGTCGCCACCTGTTGCAAAATCCGATGCCCACATTTTTTTGGTTTGTGTCCACGTTCCAGAGCCCCTCTCAAATATAAAGAGAGCACCTTCGTTTGTAGCCACATTATCATGGTGAGACGAGCCAACAACCAATGTGTACCCATCATCTGATAGAGCCACAGAAATGCCAAAATAACTATCAGCGTCATTTTCTGCCATTGTTATTTTTTGTGATTGTGTAGAGGGCCACGTTCCCCCAGATTTATGGTAAATGTATGCAGCACCCTGGTCAGCTTGACCATTAGCGTGGTTGCGCTCGGCTCCCACGACGATAACAGAACCATCACTCGAAATACTTGTACCTGAACCGAAAAAGTCGCTGTCGGCCGCGTCACTGGCGTATAATTCTTTGACTAAATTCCACACCCCCGCGGTTTGTGTATAAACGTATGCTCTTCCTCTGTTTGTGCCAACCGCATCTGAATAAGGTGATCCAATAACAAGCGTTGAACCATCTCGAGACATGCTCATGGTAGAACCATTCCAGTTACCCAAGTGCCCACTCGGGGATAGATTCGTAGCATCCCGATTTATTTGATACACGTACCATTCCCCTAACGTATTTTTTTTCCAAAATAAGACGGAACCGTTGTCCCCCGCAGGATTGTTATCATGGGTAGCCACCGAAGCAACTATAGTTCCATCCGCACTCACCGTGACAGCTTTTCCTAGGTAGTAGTTCGACGCCTGCGTCACACCCAGTGCACTATCTTCAAAAATCTTCAGACTCTGCTTCGTGTAGGGTACTGCATTCTCCCCGACACTCATGGTAACCTGTTGGAGGGCGTTGGCTGTGTTGAGCATCATGATGTTGGAGGAGGCCACTAGGGAGGTCGTGGGGTTGGTGAACTGCACCGTTTGGGTGGTGGTGTTCCCGACATTGGAGACGGAGGCCAGGTCGTAGGAGGGAATCAATTCAACCGCTCCCAACTTGAGGCCATCTGCGTGGACGTTCCCTGATACCTTTAGAGATGCATTTGGAATTTCCAGAAAACCTTGAACGCCCTCTAGAGACATTTAATATAGGGGAAGAAAAGAAACTCTGTACTCAACCACAATGATAGGTGCACCCCACAAAGGCCGCTGTGTATACCACATTGGCTTGATCGGTCTCTACACCCGAAGCGTCTAGGTACCTCACCTTGTACCCCGGTTTCATCCTGTCTGTATCTTCCCATTGGATTGAGCCCTTCTCATCTAGGAGGTTTCCACCCCTTTTAATTTGGTAATATGTAGTCAATGTGGTGTCGGAGTAGGTATTCTGTTCCTCTGTGGTCAGTTTAGACCACTGTTCCTCATCGAGGACCACGTTCTCCTCGTTGATGTATTGGGTCTCCGTCGTAGAGGACCTATTGTAGGCTGTGAGGTTACTCCAAACATCCTCCGTAACCGTCGTCAAAGTCTCGACCTTCTTTGGGGCCCGAACCGCCACATTCGATCCCGTGAAGTCACAGTCCATCGTGACTTTGGCCACCGTATAGTTTGCGAGAAACTCGCCACTTTGTTTCTCACCATACCCCACGACGTTAGAGGTCGTCACGTAGTCACCAGATTCTAGGGGTCCCCCAGTGTTGACAACCCAAAGGGCACCCTCCCCTAGGGAGTTCACGACAACTCTATTGTCACCGCGCACCTTGGGTGTTTCAGAAATTAACCCACCCAAGTTTTCTATACGACTATTCCCACTCTTTTCAATTTTGGAGACCACCCCAAAGCAGCTTTTATCTTGGGAGGTCCCAGATAGACTTACCACTGGGAGGGACTCGTCGATGGTAATCCCATCTGACCCCGTACTGAGACCACCGTTCATCTTGATGTACTGATTTTTATTAGCCGATACGATGAGGCCCTCCCCCATGGGACCCTCGGGGACGCAAAAGTGCTGCCCCGTGAAGGTATCTACCGTCGACGAAACCGCCCTCATGTGTCCACCAACATCTAAAAGTGCCCTTGGTTGATGGGACCCTATAGCTACAGCTGTATGTTCAAAATTTACCTGGTTCCCAGTTCCTTTCCGCCCCAAATCGTACAGTTGCTTCACCTCACCCTCGTTTAGAGCAGAATTGTACAGGCGTATACCAGACATTCTACCCATGAAGTCCCAACTCCCTCCATCAATTAAACCACCAAAACGGATAGTGTCAGTGTTTGCACCCCCCATATCTTCAATGTGGAGTGGGGGTGGAAGTATCCCTTCTAAGTTAACGTATTCTTGAACCAACTCTATCCCATCAACCCATATTCTTCGTCCACCGAAACCCGTATTACCGTTATACACACCTACAACATGATACCATCGTGCTGATTCTGTGGTAAAACGGTAACGTTGATAATTCCCACCAAAATACCAGTAAAAAAAGCCGTCGCCAATTCTTATAGTAGAACTCCGTGTATTTGTACTCCAACTATCTCCCACACTGAATACCGCTTGGCCACTAGTAGAATTATGTCTATAAAACCACAATGATACTGTATGTTGGAAATTACTATGAAAAATATAGTCTGGTATGACGACCCCATCGTTTCCAGCCTTTAAATTCACATTTATACAGTCATCAGAGGTCTCAAAAAACCATGACTGATCAGCGTCATCGAAATATACTTGACCTTCATAGTTTCCATTAAATCTCTGCCCACTTGTATCTATCGCGGATTCACTAGTCCATCGTCCGTGAATATTTAACGATGAATCATACTCAATAATGAGTTGATCGCGTCTTGGAACTTTATTATTCCCCAATTGTGGTCCAATTCTTGGCACATTTAGGGACTTTGTTAGAAGTAGTTCACCGTCATGTAGAGTTGAATATTCTTTCTCTGGGGGGACGGCGACACCCCTATATCGCATATTTCCTATCAATAAGTGCCCTGTACTTCCAGATAGATGAGTTACGTGAAGGCGGATTAATTTATATCCCGTATCACTCATAGGGAAATGTTTGCTTGTATGATGTCTCCCACCGGAGAAATCTTGTTCAGTCCAACCTGAAAATGTATAAATAATTGCCCACGTTTCACCATTATCGTTAGAACCGAGGATATAACCAGCTCCCGGCATAGAGTCTCTATGATCACGATGATAGGGAGATAACTCAATTTCATTGAGTCGAACTTTATATGGGCATTCAAGTTGAATCCATTCACCAAATGAATCACCCACACCGGGTATATTTGTAGTCCGTGGGGTTACTGGATTAGCGTGAGTTTCAAGCGCTGCAAATGGAGTTGTGGTACTGTAAATACTACTTAATGAATGAAAATAAAGCGTCCTATCTTGGTCAACGTTTGGTGTATTTCTGAATGCTCTATACGGATAATATCCACCGGCGAAGTTCAAAGTGTAAAGAGACCCACTCGTCACTCTAAATGTACCATTCCCTGGAAATCTGGTACTTTCAGCATCCATTGGACCTGGGGGAAATACACTAGTCCCCCTGAAATCGATAGTCTCATCTGCTACTGTTAGTGCACCTTTGGGCTCCGTCGTACCTATACCCACCCTCCCCTTGTAGAACGTCACCGTTGATTTGACGAGACCAAACTGGTCTTTCTGGGCATCCCAAAGTTCTTCCACTTCCTCGGGTTGGAGGTACTTATCGTAGACCCTAAAGTTTGCAATCTTTCCATCGAAGGACCCACCCACCCGGACCTCTGGGGCGGCTGGTAGGTGGAGAACTTCAGATACCGGTGTACCAAAGAATCTGATATTTTCTATATGAATGTAGGCAGCCGTTGTTGTAGCGATTTTGGTTATGACCATAGCATATATTTTATACGCCTTTGTAGTTGTATCGGCATCATGAGATGATCCAAAATTTTGTCCGCTCGCGGTTCTACCAGTTACAGATAAAACTTCGGTCCAGTTAATATCATCGTTTGACCCGTACACTTTAAAGTCTTTAACGTGATACGAGTCGGGGTCAACGAGATTCATTCGTGTTAAGATAAATGGTTGAGGACATTTGAGTTTTATATATTTACCATAATCGGTGTTAGATGCTAGACGCACACCAGACGTATTTGTCTGTGAGTATATGCCATCACTAATGGGATACCCGTCATTATTTGCAGTTATCCAATACGTCGGTTTGGGTGTATATTGAAAGGCATTATGGGCAGGCCAAGATTCGGAATCATCATACGTTAACCCCCCTGCTGAAACTATGTACCCCCCCTCTTCGTAGTCCCTCATATCAAAGTCTGGAAACTGCTGCTCCCTTTCACCGAAGTATTGGAGGGAGTTAATCGCCGCGTACGATGTCCCCCCAATTGGACCAACACTTTGAATAACAATCGCCCAGTATTTATAAAAATTATTCTTATATGTTCCAGTCATAAATATCCTACCAAGATTGGGGTCGTAATTTGTTTGTCCAGAAAGCTGGTGCACGATGTCCCAATTGGAATCGTCATTACTCCCGACGATAGTATAGTTGAGGGGCATGTGATGAATATGATCTTCCTTATTGTGAAGTCTGTATGATTCCATACGAATGCGGTATGGGAACTTTAGCTTAAGCCACTGACCAATCAGCCCACCAAGTCCCTCATTGGGATACGCCGCGGTATTATGAGCTCCACCTGTGAGGTACCGACTTTGATGGGACAACCAAGATTGGGCGGAGTCCTTGCCCTCATAAATTGCATCAAATGCATCCCATTCTCTCCAAGCACCATTGTCATAATATGAACTCGTCGTCACATGATGTTCCTCTTGTATCGCGGCACTCATCGCAAATTGTGGATATCTTTTAATTCGTTCAGTTTTGTAGATGTACTCTGTTCCAATTTGAAGGCCATCCAGGTATGCAGTTTGATATTTACCCTCACCCCCATATGCATACACGAGGTGATGCCATGTGTTTGAGGTTAGAACGCGATCTTCGCTTAATGGTTTCTTCCATGCTAAAAGTTGATTCCGCGTTGTGGAAATTTTTGAGCAGGTGTTACCTTCGGGTGTTTCTGTGCCTATAACAAATAGAGAGCTGGTCTCCACATTTGTGTGTAAGTTTGACGCGTTCAACCACATAGACACAGAGTGTACATTTGTGGTAAGGCTAATTGCGGTAGAATGTATATTACTTTCCGTAGAGCCATCGAGCACCCAACTTTTATCGGTGTCGTCGTAGGTGGTGTTATTTTCCGTCACTGTTAGGGTAGAACCACTGACGAGGTCGGTCGCTGTGGAACCTTGATTTCCGTCGAGGTAGAGAGAGAGACCTGTTGTCGCGGGTGTATTGAATACAGATTTAATTACTGTATCTACGGATGTATCACCGGTGGTGGTAATCGAGTTGATAACTGTTTCTTCTCTACCATAATATTCAAGTTCTGCTATACAGAGCGCTGTATCACTCACAGTCTTTTGAACTGAAATTACATAGTAATTATAGGCTGTGGTCAAAGTAGATGTTGGCGAGTATGTTGAACCATAATCATAGGTCGGTATGACCCCAGTTTCACTAATCAATTCAACCCAAGTAGAATCATCGTTGGAACCAAATATTTTGAATGTGGAGGGTGCATGGTTTCCAGAGATCTCTTTTCGTGGTTTAATTTTTATGTGATCGAGAATAATTTTTTTGGGTAGTTTGAGTTTCAACCATTCCCCAGTTTCACCAGCGATAGATGCAGCTGGGGTGTATGAGTAGAGCCCACCACCACCATTATATAGAGCGGTAGTCCAGTTGTTAACTGTTCCATATCCCGCAATCCACCCAAACTCATTTTCATGGCGTCCACCAAACGCTTCCCAATTTGCAAAATGATCTTCTGGAAACGCTGAACTACTTGATGTCACGACGTGTCCCTGAAAATCTGAACCCTCTAATAAAATATCTGGATATTTTTTGAGTTTGGGGTACGTTTGGACGACTTGGGTTCTTTCATGGGGGCTCACCTGTTCAAATATAGTTTCACCCCCAGTTAGGGTTGGTATGGCTTGTATGACCTTCCCCCCGTCGACGGTGAAGGATTCCGCGAAGAGTTGCCAATCTGAGAGGGCGACGTTGGCGTTATTCCCAGAGACCTTGGTTGTCACTATAGCGAATCTCCTATAGGACGCTGGTGCGTTAACGACAACTGTTTGGGTGTCTGAAACTGAGGAGGGAACGACATTTTCCCAATGTTTCAACTCTACCCAATTTGAGTTATCGTTACTGGCGTAGAGATTGGCACTCCCGGGGTAGGCCTCAACTGAGGATGGGGTGAGTTTCATATGACGGAGGACTGTTTTGTAGGGGAGGTAAAGGGACAACCATTCACCTTGTTGGGTAGACCCAGCAAGTTGAACGGAACCCGCGTAGGTGTTGGAGGCCCCCGTGTAGGTATCGTCACCGACCCAAGCCACAGAGGTACTCCCATCGAAGGCGTTCCAGGTGTTTGACCCCGTAGCCAGATTTGAGGTTGTGAGGGTGTAGGTGCCATGGTTGGTCACCGTAGTGCTGTTAGCGGTTAGGGTGGAGGGTGGTTGTTGGGACACGACGGCCAGTCTGTTTGAGAAGAGACCCGCCGAATCCAACAGTTCCCCGGTGCTTTGGTCGTAGGTCACCAAGTTTGCTGCGACATCTGCGACGCGGAGGGTGTCTACGAAGACGTTGGCGTCAAACTTGAGGCGTCCACCAGTTTCAAGGTTTGAGGTGGTATGGAGGTTCCCGGTGATCGCGGTGTTCCCGAGGACTTCCAGATCCCCCGATGTTGCGGTTATATTTCCACCAACTAAGATGTTTGCAGTTGTTTGGAGCCCCGTGGTTGCGTTTTGGAGGATGATAGTGTCTGTGGTTGTATTGTTCTCCCCAGTCACGTGGTTAAGGCCGTGGGACGCGACGACTGCAAAGTTCCCCAAGATGAGGGTATTCGCGACTGAGACGTTCCCGACTACAGCGAGAACATTAGATCCTGTATCTTCGACATGGAGGTTGGACCCCACACTGAAATCGTGTGAGGGAGACGAGTTCTGAATTCCGAGATTCCCCTCGAAAAACTGAATATTCGTGCTGACCATCTCTGTTGATATAAGGGTATAAAATAAATAGAAAAATTATTGTGGGGGAATTGGCCACGTGACACCCACTAAATTACCAGTTCTATCAAGTTGGGGATTTGAATTTTGAGGTAAATCCCTCAATGCTTGACGATATTCTAACCACAATGTACGACTTTCTGGTGTTAGATGTGGGTATCCGGGTATAACCCGGAAATCTGATTCTCTGAGAAGCACATTTCTCTTATAACGTAACAATTGATAAGGGGTCATATACTATAGGAACACAATTTTATTGTTTAATTATGTATGTGAGTGTATAATACGGTGGTAAATTTTTATCTTTTCCACTAACTCCACCCGGATCTATCGATAAATCGTGTGTATGTTCACCAGATTCATCCGTATTTTGTGTAGCTGATGTTAAAAATGAGGTATCTGTTCCAACTATACATGTTACTGGTTGATTTAAAGCTTCTGTGCCATAGGCAGTTATTCTATGTTGGTGTTTTCCAGATGTATTTGTTTTCCCTGAATGGGTATGAGTGACCGCGACGGCATCTGAACTTCCACCCACCTCATTTATAGAATATTTATTTCCCGAACCCACTATAAAACGGTCTCTGAGATCGGGTGTTCCTTCATTTCCGTCACAAATTAACCACCCCTTTGGTATATCCATATTTGGTCCTGACCACATGATTATGCACCCGGAAGGTAGAAGGGGGTTGGATACCCCATCTATCTGTAGATCGTCAACTTTTATTGTTCCAACATTGGATATATCAATGTCTGCGTTTCCAATCTCTAAATTACCGTGAACATGCACAATTTTCGGTGGGTCTACTCTCGGCATTATACTATAAGTGTGTTTTTTATTTAAAACATTTCTTCGAGTTTTGTGAGACGTGCACTGATAGAATCGTTTTCCACTTCGTCACGTTGAAGTTGTCTATCAACTTCTTGGAGAGCTGCGGTGGCTACAGTGAAAATTGCATTTTTATCGAGGTAAACAAAGTCATTCACCTTTTGTCCGAAAATAAAAATTTGATTACTTTCTAATTTTTCTTTAATTTCTATAGTTTTGTCGTCTATTATTTTTACGAGGGTGAGGTCCCTAGTTTGATCACTTTCATCCATGGCTTGGAGTATGGTGGCGTTACTTTCCAAATTTGATGTATTAAACTCCGAAAATGTAATAACATTCTGACTCACGTTTGTGAGTTCATAAATATTCGGGATATAGTCTGAACCTATTTTCGTTGCGTATGGGAGGGTGTCCCTAACTTCTTGGGCTATGAAACCCCATACGGGTTCCTCACCTTTGGAAACCAAATCTTTGTAGGTATATTTTTTTGGTTTTAAAAGTCTCAGAGTTTCCAATGCCGAAGCATCATCAATGTCAATTATATCCTTTTTGATTCTATAATCCGATGAACTTATCGTTCCCTGCGACGAAATGAAATAGTTTCCTGATACGATTTGGTCGGTTGCGTAAATACTTGGATCACTGGTGGACGCGCTATCCGATGTCAGTGCTTGATCATACCTAAAATAACGCCGTTGGGCAGCCTGTATCAAACCAGCGTCCCCATGAACGTGGAGTTTTGCATGAGGGGTGGCTGTTCCTACACCGACGTTTCCAGTTGTGGTATCTACATACAGGTTGGCCGTCCCAACTTCGAAGGTGTAGTCTTTTATAGTTTGTTTTGTGTATCGAGGGTTGTCGAAGACCCTCACGTGGCCCGAATTGGAACCACCACCGTCGTTGTTGATGGCCCCCACAGCGAGACGTGTTCCATCCGAAGAGAGGGCAACGGACCAACCGGACAGGTCCCCAGCCGCCTCACCGTCTATGTCTACCCCATCTTGGACCCAGGTATTTGTTGCTTGATTATACTCAAAGACCCTCACGTGGCCCGCATCGGAACCGGTACCGTCGTTTCGCATGGCCCCCACTGCGAGACGTGTTCCATCCGAAGACAAATCGACGGACCAACCGAACTCGTCCAAAGCCGCCTCACCGTTTAGGTCCCCCCCAACCTGGGTCCAGGTTTCATCATCTTCGTCCCAGTCGAAGACCCTCACGTGGCCGTCGTTATAGCCAGTGATGTCTCTAGAGGGCCCCCCCGCAGCGAGACGTGTTCCATCCGAAGAGAGGGCAACGGAGTAACCGAACTGGTCCCCTGGAAAATGGTCCTCACCATCTATGTCTGCCCCAACTTGGGTCCAGGTGCTCCCGACCAAGTCGAAGACCCTCACGTGGCCCCCGCGATAGTCACCGGTGTTGTTGTAGTACGCTCCCACTGCGAGGCGTGTTCCATCCGAAGAGAGGTCGACGGAGCCGCCGGAACTGTCCCCTGCCGCCTCACCGTCTATGTCTGCCCCAACTTGGGTCCAGGTGCTCCCGACCAAGTCGAAGACCCTCACGTGGCCCGAGTTTGCACCGGCTGTGCCGTCGTTTGCGGGACCTCCCACCGCGAGACGTGTTCCATCTGAAGAGAGGGCGACGGAAGTACCGAACTGGTCAGCCCCCTGCTCACTGTCTATGTCTGCCCCAACTTGGGTCCAGGTGCTCCCGACCAAGTCGAAGACCCTCACGTGGCCCCCGCTGATGTGTAGGTAGCCCCCCACAGCGAGACGTGTTCCATCCGAAGAGAGGGCGACGGACCAACCGAACTGGCTCCCAGCCGCATCATCATCTATATCGGACCCAACCTGGGTCCAGGTGCTCCCGACCAAGTCGAAGACCCTCACGTGGCCCGAATTGGAACCACCACCGTCGTTGTTGGGGGCCCCCACAGCGAGACGTGTTCCATCCGAAGAGAGGGCCGTCGGTCGCGACCCGCGACCGAAATTGTCCCCAGCCGCCTCACCGTCTATGTCTGCCCCAACTTGGGTCCACACTCCCGCACTAACAGTGGAATATTCTATTGAAAGTGTATTACTAAAATATAGGTTTCCGGTTGTGTTTACATTTCCGTGAACATCTAACTTTTGTAGTGGTGCATTTGTTCCTATACCTACATTCCCACTTGTCCGGACAGCATTTCCAGAATTTACCGTAAATCCACCCGAAGATATACCTGTTAGTCCTGAACCGTCACCCAAAAGTGAAGTAGCTGTAACATTACCACCCACAACTATATTACTGGAGACTACAAGACTTGTTATGGCATTACTAAATTGCACCGTATTGGATGTGACGTTTCCACTATCGGCTGCTTCCTGTAGTGTAGATGTCAACCCGGTGAGTAGACCACCGTCACCTGATACAGATGTCGCTATCATAGTTCCTACATTTGCAGTTCCACGAACATCAAGATCGAAATCGGGTGTATCGGTTCCTATACCAACATTTGAAGTGACTACCAAATTCGAAGTTCCAATGTGAAGTGTACCATCGGTTATAAGTTTGGTTATTGTTAAAGATCCAACATTTGCTGTTCCGTGAACGTCGAGTTTGAAAGCAGAGGGTGTCGTTCCAACTGCGACATTTCCGTGAATAATTGAAAAATTATTTTGAACCACCGCATTTCCAATAATATCTATTTCCATTTCTTGGAAGTTTAGGATATGATCATCTGTAAGGGTGTTTTGTGTAAATCCCATAGAAAAACGTTTTTCATCGCTGTGGTAAATGAGAGCAACATTGGCATCCTCGTGTTCCATCAAAATACCCATATCCATATCATGGTCTACGTCACCCGAACCAATACCAAACAATTTATCTTCAATTGTTACATTATTTGAATGTAAAACAACTGTATTTCCCGAAACAGTGAGATTACCAGTAATTTGCATATCACCTGTTGTCAACAACCCACCCTCCACATGAAGTTGTTTCTGTGGATTTTGGGTTCCTATCCCAATACTTCCCTCAAATGTCTGTATGGTTGTGTCCATTACTATAGATTAGAACATTTCTTCCAATTTTTTTAATCTCGTTTTAAGATTTTCTTTTCTTTGTTTTTCATTTTGAAGTTGTGTATCAATTTCTTGGAGAGCTGCAGTTGTTATAGTAAATATAGAATCTTTGTTTAAAAATGTAAAGTCTTCAACTTCGCGACCAAATAAAAATATATCTTTGTGTTTCATATCAGTATCAATCCGGAAAGTTGTATTATCTATAATTTCAATTATAGTCGTATACACATCTTCACCATCAGGTGTAATAATTTTAATTTTTTCTCCAGAATTTAATTTAGAAGTTCCATAAAGAATTTTATTTTTATCAGAGACCTTAGCTAACGTATACATATCTGGAACATATTCAGTCCTTAACTTTGTTGCGTATGGAAGAGTGTCCCTAACTTCTTGAGCTATAAATCCCCACACAGGTTGTTCACCCCTATTTACGACATCTTTATATGTATATTGTTTTGGTTTTAAAAGTCTTAATGTATCTAACGCTGACACCCACGCACCAACATCATCTATATTTGTTTTAATTCTTTCATCTGAAGCTGTAAGGGTTCCAAATGCGGACATAATTCTTTTTTGGGTGACTATATCCGAGTTTGCATAAATACCATGAGCTCCAACTGTGCTTGTATCACTTGATAAAGCTGTATCATATTTAAAATGTTTTCTATTTCCACTACCATCAATAGCACCCGCTGAACCTACTACATGGAGTTTTGTGAGAGGGGTGTCAGTTCCTATACCAACATTTCCAGTTGTGGTGTCCACATATAGGTTGGCCGTCCCAACTTCGAGGATTTGGTCTTTTATTTGTCGGTTTACTTTATTTACATATTCATAAACTTTCGCATAACCAGTGACGTCGAATGGACCATTTTTCCCTGAACCTACAATAAAAGTTTTCCCATCATTAGATATTGAAACGAACGTGGGATCGGTATTGTTCAGAGTCGATCCAACCTGACTCCACGACCCCCCAGTGTATTGGTATACTTTCACCGCCCCGCTATAGTTTGTCGCGTCTTTGTTATTTTCAGTAAGAACGAGGTGGGTGCCATCACCTGATAAGGAAACACCAGTTCCAAGATAAGAAGTGGAGCCACCAAGTATATCAGAACCAATTTGAGACCAGGACGTTGTGCCACTATTGTATTCCCAAACATTGACACGTCCATCATGGCTGGAATAGCCGTAAGCGCCTATGGCTATTTTTGTTCCATCAGCAGATAAGGATGCTGCTATACCTAAATATTCAAAAGATGCACTCCCTTCAAAGGTGGCTCCAATCTGACTCCAAGACCCTCCACTATATTCGTAAACTTTTACTTCTCCTGCTCGTCCTACAGTTGGATTTGTTAGGCTTTGTTCATAGGTGCCTATAGATACTATTGATCCATTTTGGGATAAAGAAAGTGAATACCCGAACGTAGCTGTGCTGTCCCCCGTTCCATTAATAGACGACCCCAATTGAGACCAAGTTCCACTACTATAACGATACACGGACACTTTTCCAAAATCATCCCCGGCATCGTCATTATATGGAGAAGCTGCTGCAATTGTATTTCCGTCACCCGAAATAGTAACTGTGCGTCCTAAACCATCACCAAAGGTGTAAACACCAGAGCCACCAATCGCACCTGTGTCAACTACAGTTTCACTCCAAGCTGTTCCATTCCAATCATACACATAGACCCTTCCACTCAGGTTTCCGCTTCCAGAACTACCGTATCCCAGAGCACCCACGACCAATCTTAAACCGTTGTCCGAAATAGACGCAGACTGTCCAAAATAATCAATTACACTGTGACCATCTAAGTTACTTCCACGTTGGGTCCACGTCCCCCCAGTCCTTACATATACCTTTACCTGTCCTTTAGACGGGAAAGGACCAGGCTCATACCCCCCTCCAACAGCTATAACACTACCATCACCGGATATAGAAACTGCTTCACCCAAACGTGTATTAATGTCTCCACCATTAAAAGTGGAACCAATTTGTTCCCATATAGACTGATTAGTGATTTTTATTGAAAACGCATTACTTGAAAACACATTACCTTCAATATTTATATCTCCCCGAACATCCAACGCTCTCACAGGATTGTTTGTTCCTATACCAACATCACCAGAAGTGTGGTATGCGTTTCCCCCGCCCGTCGTAAAACCACCACCACTAGATATACCTGTTATTTGGCTACCATCCCCTAAGAAAGATGTTGCGGTGACATTTCCGCTCACCACTATATTACTGGTCGTAACAAATCCTGTGATGGTGTTTGTAAATTGAACCGTATTTGAAGTTGTATTCCCACTTTCACAAACTTCATGAAGATTCGAAGTTAATCCTGTAAGTTGACTTCCATCACCCGAAATGGATGTGACTGTTAATACACCAACATTTGCCGTCCCGTGAACATCTAAATTAAATAGTGGTGTATCTGTTCCTATACCAATTCGAGACGTGGTTGTGTTTACGACCAGGTTTGAGTTACCAACTTCTAAATCACCTGTGGTGGTCACCGCGGTGGTGGTGAGGGTTCCAGTGTTTGCGGTTCCATGTACGTCGAGTTTGAAAGTGGGTGTTTCTGTTCCCACACCCAAATCACCATTAACGATTGTAAAGTTATTTTGGACGAGAGTATTTCCTCGCATGTCAACTTTTAACCGATGCGTAGGATCTTGAAAGTGGAGAATGTGGGAATCTGAAAGTGTGTTTTGGGTAAACCCCATTGAAAATCTATCTTCATCTGCATGGAAAATCAATGCTACATTTGCATATGTAGAACCATCTTTGTGTTCCATTAGCACACCCAAATCCAAGTTATGATCTATCTGCCCTGAACCCAAACCAAAAATTTTATTTGCAAACGTAATATTATTTGAGTTAATAATCGTATTATTACTGGAAACTTCAAGATCTCCATTCATTTCTACATCGCCCTCTACAAGTATTTCACCTTCTATATGAAGGGTTCTAGATGGGTTGTCCGTTCCCATTCCAACGCTTCCTTCAAAAGATTGAAGGGTCGTGGTCATTAATTTATCCAAACATTTTTTCCAGTCTTATAATTCGTTCTTCTAATCCGTCATTCTTTTCTTTTTCAATTTGAAGTCTCTTATCAACTTCTTGTAGAGCTGAAGTTGCGATTGTAAATATTGCATCCTTTTGCAATTGTTTAAAGTTTTCAACCCTTTGACCGTAAACAAAAAGTTCATCGTCAATTATTTTTTCTTCAACTTGTATTATTTTCGAATCAATTATTTTTTTAAGTGTAAGAGTATATGCATTTTCATTTTCATCATATACTTGAATGGTAAAAGAATTACTTTCTAAATTTGAAGTATCAAAATTTGTAAACGTGAGTAAGTTGTCACCGCCACGTGTAGCCATATCGTAAATATTTGGAATGTAAGATGTATTTGTTTGAACTGCATAAGGGAGGACGTTCTCAACTTCTTGGGCTATAAATCCCCATACGGGTTGGTCACCTTGAAAAACAAAATCACGATAACTATATCTTTTGGGTTTCAGAAGTCGTAAAATATTTAACGCAGTATCATCTTTTACGTCCTTAATATTTTGTTTAATACGACGATCCGAAGCTGTTATAGTTCCACTCTTTGAAATTATTCTTTTTCCAGAAACGATGTGGTCATTCGCGTAAATAGACATACCCGACAAAGATCCCGTGTCAGCTGTTAAATTTGTGCTATGGTTAAAATATCTTTTGGAAGCAGAACTCACAATCCCTGATGAACCTTGAACGTGGAGTTTTGCATATGGAGTGTTTGTTCCTACACCAACGTTTCCAGTTGTGGTGTCTACGTATACATTAGACCCTCCAATTTCGAATATCATATCTTTTATAGTTTGTTTATTGTATTGAGGGTTGTCGAAGACCCTCACGTGGCCCGCATCGGAACCATTACCGTCGTTTAGGAAGGCCCCCACAGCGAGACGGGACCCATTCGAAGAGAGGGCGACGGAGGTACCGGAACCGTCACCATTCGCCTCACCGTCTATGTCCACCCCAACCTGGGTCCACGACCCACTACTCTCCTTGTAGACCTTCACGTAGCCCGTGCCTGTATCGTCCGGGGCCCCCACTGCGAGGTGTGTTCCATCCGAAGAGAGGGCGACGGAAGCACCGAACTGGTCCACAGCCGCATCACCGTCTATGTCCGTCCCAACTTGGGTCCAGGTGCTCTGATTTTCGTCCCAGTCGAAGACCCTCGCATGGCCCGCGTCTGTACCATTGGCGTCGTTGTAGCGCGCCCCCACAGCGAGACGTGTTCCATCCGAAGAGAGGGCGACGGACCTACCGAAATTGTCCCCACCCGCCTCACCATCTATGTCTACCCCAAGTTGGGTCCACGCCCCACTACTCTCCTTGTAGACCCTCACGTAGCCCGCATCGGAACCGGAAGGTCCGTCGGTGGCACCCACAGCGAGCCGTGTTCCATCCGAAGAGAGGGCGACGGAGTAACCGAAATAGTCCCCATCCGCCTCACCATCTATGTCTGCCCCAAGTTGGGTCCATGTCCCACTAATCTCCTTGTAGACCCTCACGTAGCCCGTGTCGTCGCCGAACTGGCTGGTGGCTCCCACCGCGAGTCGTGTTCCATCCGAAGAGAGGTCGATGGACCAACCGGACCGGTCCCCAGCCGCCTCACCCTCTATGTCCCCCCCAACTTGGGTCCAGGCGCTCCCAGACCAGTCGAAGACCCTCACGTGGCCCGCGTCTGTACCACCACCGTCGTTGGAGTACGCTCCCGCTGCGAGGCGTGTTCCATCCGAAGAGAGGGCGACGGACCAACCGAAAAAGTCCGATGATTGAATTGCGTTGAACGGAGCGCCGTCTATGTCCCCCCCAACTTGGGTCCACGCCCCACTACTTTCCTTGTAGACCCTCACGTGGCCCGCCTGCCAACCACCACCGTCGTTTGTGGTGGCCCCCACTGCGAGGTGTGTTCCATCCGAAGAGAGGGCGACGGAGTAACCGGAATTGTCCCCTGCCGCCTCACCATCTATATCGGACCCAACCTGGGTCCACACTCCCGGACTAACAGTGGAATATTCTGTTGAAATCAGATTACTTGTATAGAAATCTTTCGTAAGATTTAAGTTACCATGGATATCCAATTTACGTGATGGTGTATCTGTCCCGACACCGACATTCCCAGACGTGCGAATGAGATTACTCCCACTTGTCGTGAAAGCTGCACCGACACCAGTTAATGCTGACCCGTCACCTATAAATGAGGTGGCTGTCACATTTCCACCAACTACTATGTTACTTGACGTCACTAACCCAGTTATATCATTGGTAAACTGTAAGGTATTCGAAGTTGTGTTTCCAGTGTCTGTTTTTTCTTGTAAAGTTGACGATAACCCAGTAAGTTGACTACCATCACCGGAAATGGATGTGACTGTCAATGTTCCAACGTTTGCTTTTCCGTGAACATCTATATTGAATAAAGGTGTGTTTGTTCCTATACCGACTCGTGAAGTATTTGTATCTACGTGTAAGTTTGGGGTTTCTAAATTAGATGTGATTGATAGTGATGATGTTGTCAGTACCCCAACATTTGCTGTCCCGTGAACGTCCAATTTCGATCCTGGTGTTTCGGTTCCTATACCCATATTGTCGTGAACAATAGAAAATGTATTTTGAACAGTGGTATTTCCACGTAAATCAATTTTTAACAGGTGGGTGGGATCTTGGAAATTTAGGACATGATTATCTGTAAGGGTATTTTGAGTGTACCCCAAAGAAAGTCGTTTTTCATCCGTGTGATATACCAACGCCACATTTGCATACGTTTCATTATCCTTATGTTCTAGAATAATTCCCATGTCTTCATCATGATCTACGTGTCCAGAACCAATTCCAAACAACCGATCGTTAATGGATATATCGTTGGCATTAATTATAACTGTATCACCTGAAACTGTTAAATTGCCTTGAATTTCCACTTTATTTGTTACTAATAATCCACCTTGGACATGAAGGGTTTTAGATGGATTATCAGTGCCAATTCCGACACTTCCCTCGAATGATTGTATGGTGGTTGCCATTACATTAATATAAGAAACTTATTTCATCGGAACCACCCTTTGTAATTTTAGAAACTTTGCCGTCACTGTGTTGTGAAACATATTCGATAAACAGATTATAGTTTCCTTCGGACGTTAAATCGATAGTTGGTTTGATAAATACAGTAGTTGTGTTACTTGTAACCACTGACGACCATGGATTTGTATTTGTGTTCCCAAATACGGCGGCTGGACCTCTTGCTACATCTAACGGGGTTCCACCAGTTCTATGTCCACCACTAACTTCTATAGATATTGTGCTAATTTCATTATCAGCGTGGATAAGGTGAGCCACGATCTTGGCATAGAACACATGTTGGGTGAAAACGACCCCTATAGTTCCATTTGCTATACTAGTTCCATTTGCGATGGTATTCGTATAACTATAGGTTTTTTTACTCACACCACCGGGATTTGTGATTAATCCCTTTACGTGGAACAATTCTGAGTTTGCTAATTCTTTTCGTATACTTGGAAGTTGATAAACTTTCGCATAACCAGTGACGTCAGCTGAACCATTTTTCCCCGAACCTACAATAAAAGTTTTCCCATTATTGGATATTGAAACGAACGTGGGATCGGTATTGTTCAGAGTTGAACCAACCTGATTCCATGACCCCCCAGTGTATTGGTATACTTTCACTGCCCCGCTAAAGTTTGTCACGTCTTTGTTATTTTCGGTAAGAACGAGGTGGGTACCATCACCTGATAAGGAAACACCAGTTCCAAGATAAGAATTGGAGCCACCAAGTATATCAGAACCAATTTGAGACCAGGACGTTGTGCCACTATTGTATTCCCAAACATTGACACGTCCATCATGGCTGGAATAGCCGTAAGAGCCTATGGCTATTTTTGTTCCATCATCAGATAAGGATGCTGCTATGCCTAAATATTCATAAGATGCACTCCCTTCAAAGGCGGCTCCAATCTGACTCCAAGACCCTCCACTATATTCGTAAACTTTTACTTCTCCTGCTCGTGACCTAGTTGGATTTGTTGGGCTTTGTTCATAGGTGCCTATAGATACTATTGATCCATTTTGGGATAAAGAAAGTGAATACCCGAACTTAACCGTGCTGTCCCCCGTTCCATTAATAGACGACCCCAATTGAGACCAAGTTCCACTACTATAACGATACACAGACACTTTTCCAAAATCATCTCCGGCATCGTCATTATATGGAGAAGCTGCTGCAATTGTATTGCCGTCACCCGAAATAGTAACTGTGCGTCCTAAACCATCACCCCACCAGTAAACACCAGAGCCACCAGTCGCACCTGTGTCAACTACAGTTTCACTCCAAGCTGTTCCATTCCAATCATACACATAGACCCTTCCACTCAGGTTTCCGCTTCCATGACTACCGTATCCCAGAGCACCCACGACCAATCTTAAACCGTTGTCCGAAATAGACGCAGACTGTCCAAAATAATCAAGTGCAGTGTGACCATCTAAGTTACTTCCACGTTGGGTCCACGTCCCCCCAGTCCTTACATATACCTTTACCTGTCCTTTAGACGGGTAAGGACCAGGCTCATACCCCCCTCCAATAGCTATAACACTACCATCACCGGATATAGAAACTGCTTCACCCCAACGTGTATTAATGTCTGCACCATTAAAAGTGGAACCAATTTGTTCCCATTCAGAACCCGAGATGGATGAGAATTCTGTAGACACTAAATTATTGTGGTAGATATTACCATTTAATTTGAGGTGACTACCGACTTCTATATTTGATGTGGTGATTAAACCGGTTGTATCATTTGTAAACTGCACGGTATTTGAAGTTGTGTTTCCGAAATCGGATACAGACTGCATTGTTGTAGCTATACCAGTGAGTTCACTCCCATCACCCAAAAACTTTGTGGCTGTAACATTGCCTCCAACAACTATGTTACTTGTAGTGACTAGACCTGTGGTGACATTTGTAAGTTGGAGGGTGTTCGAGGTCGTGTTTCCAAAATCGGATACGGATTGTAGTGTTGTAGCTATACCGGTGAGTTCACTTCCATCACCCAAAAACTTTGTGGCTGTAACATTGCCTCCAACAACTATGTTACTTGTAGTGACTAGACCTGTGGTGACATTTGTAAGTTGGAGGGTGTTCGAGGTTGTGTTTCCGAAATCGGATACAGATTGTAGTGTTGTAGCTATACCAGTGAGTTCACTCCCATCACCATGTAGGTAGGTGGCTGTGACGTTACCAGTTGTTGCCAAGTCACCATACACTTTAACACGGAGGTCTTCGGAGGTGAGGGGCACGATGGTTGAACTACCCGCACTACTTTCGGTGTAAGCCATTACGAGTTCATCACTAGATTCTAAATATCCAACAGCTACATTTGAATCGGGTCTATTCATAAGAAGACCCAAATCTAGGACTGCATCGGAGGAAGTATTATTCTTTCCAAGTTCGACGATAGCATCTGTGATGTTTAGGTTTTGTGTTGCAATTAAAGTCACATCACCCTTGAAATGTATATCTCCACCTACAGTTAGATCTTCACTAATATAGGTGTTTCCCAAAATATGCACGACATTTGAACCATCATCATCTATGTAAACATTTGAACCAACTGTCAGTGTATGACCTTGTGGATTTGTGTTAGCTATCGAGCAGGTTGGTGCGACGTATACCACATTTGATCTTGGTGCTAGGAACTGTTTGTTTCCAGCATTTAAGACCATTGTATGTTCAGCCTGGTCTTTGATATCCTGTGTTTTAACCTGACTACCTAGACGAACTTTTGTAGAACGTTCAATAGTTGGTAAATTTTTAACTCCACCCCTGAGACGGAGCACCAAGTGAAGTGTAGATTCTTTCTGAACGTTGTAATCGGCAAGTGTTCTACCATCTTCTAATTGTTTACCCGCAAAAATAAGACGTTGTTGATCAGGTGGGATTCCTTCTTTGTCTTGTATTTTCGATTTGATATTATCTATGGTATCAACAGACTCGACTTCGAGAGTTATTGTTTTACCTGTAAGTGTCTTGACAAAAATTTGCATACTTACTATTATTATATGTTCGTATTTTAATTTGCATATAGTAGACCAGCCATCCCATTTTCAATTCTCAAAATATTATAGTTGACTGCATAAATTGGGTCGTTGATTGGTAGAGTTTTACTCATAATTTTAAATGAACTTATTCTACTAAAGTTGAGAGTCCCTGTTGGTTGTAAAGAACTTGTTGACAAACAGAATGGATACAAGAAAAAATCGGGTGAAGTTACTGAGTGTGTATGGTAGTAAGAACACGCATCTACATGATGAGGTTGACACCATTTATAATCACCTATATCAATTCCATTAATATTCATTTTAACTTTATTTGACCTGGAGGTCAGAGCTCCGTCATCATCCGTATTTGAGCATGCGAGATATTTAACGGGGTGACTAAATGTAACTTCTTGGACGAGTGTTCTTGATGCTTCATTCTTTTGAACTTGTGTAATGAGGAGATCATGTTTACGAGAGGCAATGTTACCGCGTTCTTCATTGTCTAGGTAATAATAGTTTGCAAAAAGTTCTATATTATAGGCACTCGCATTTGGACCCCAGTATATTCTAAGTTCAACGTTATGGTAATTTAGAGCGACTAGGGGCAACGCACATTTTGCACCTTCACAAAAAAAGAAACGAAGGGGGTAAAAATATGATGAGGCGCTTACACCTGGGTGTGTACCAAGCGCACTTTTTGATACACAGGTGGCGAACGTATCAATTGCAATTTTTTCGGTAAATTCGGAATCTTGGGTATCGACGACCGACCCACCAATGAGAAGTTCAACTTTATCAACTAAAGTTGACCATTCCTCAATTGTTTGACTTTGAGTCGTATCATCGGCAGTGAGGTAAACGTAACCTAATAGATCACCAGTTTTTTCAAATTGAATACTAGACATTGAATTATTTTTCACTGCTCCATGGATTGTTTGTTTTTCGACAGACTGTGAAAAATTAGCATGTCTTTTGAAGGTTGAATTAAAGAAAGAAATTTCGGGATCGCCCATGATATATTTATCCTGAGCTCCGATAGCAATCAATTGAACAACTCCAGCTGACATGGTATACTATAGTAAAGGGAGAAAATTACATATTGGGTTTCCTACACACAAAACGGAGGATTAAAAAGTTATTTTCGGCGGGGATAGGTGGTGATATGAGAACACCATCTTCATTTCTAATGCTTATGGTTAAGCGATCAATAGATCGAATTGGATCGATGTATTGGGTGACAATTGGATAGTTGTCTCTAAAACTAATGATACCGGTGTCGTCTGTAGTTACTAAACTGGCAAAAGAATTACGGACTATACTTCCATCCGAGAGTGGGGGTGGATTTTTTGATGCTCGATCAGAAAAGATAGAGTCTAACTCTTTGATGGACACGTAGCAGTGTTCACTACCATTTGCTGGAGTTACTGTATTGATTCGGGCAGCTAAAAGTCTAGCCTGGACAACATTACGAAGGGGTTGATTAAGATAACAGGTGAAAGAATTTGGCGTCTGTCCAACTGTGTCAACCGTGATTGTGTGATATTCATAGTTTAAATCTGGGATTGTTTCCGTTGGGGAAGTGATCAAAGCCATTTTATAGTAAGCTTAGATTAAAGATCCACCAATACCATCCACGATTGTGTAAGACGCATGTTCACCAATAAGTTTTTGGGCATCACATAATCCACCTGGTGTTAAACTTTTGGTGTATGGGCTGTCTTCTTTACCGGATCCAGGAACACATTCCATTCGATTTTCTAAATCGAAAATTGATTGGTCGTTGACAATTTCAATAACAATTGGCTTGGGCTGATAGGCACTTGTTTTTTTCATAATATTGAGAACGACAATAACAAAAAATAATATCACGATGGCGGTAAGGGCATTTCGATCAGTACGATTGAACTTAAACATTTATAATCAAACAACATTTTTTTTATAAACTGCGTTAAAGGTAAATTTTTTAGTTTCTATATAAAGAGTAGATGGATGAAGAAATTGTAATCGATCGTGGAAATGCAACAGTCATGAAACTGGATGCGGACGAACAAGCTCTTATGGATGAGATTGAAATTTCTGTTCCAAGACCCCAGCCCGTTCCAAAACCAGTCAGATCATCTACTAGACCTCCAAATACTGCCCCCCAAGAAACGATGGATGCATTTGTCAATCCCAATAAACAAACTGCACCGAGACAACACATGGAAGAGGAAGAAATAGATTATGGTGAGGATTTTTACGACGATGAACCAACAATGGGTCCTGGTATTTCTCAGGAAGAACAACCATCCAAGGGATACACTTCAATTGATGAAGAGAAGTCTGACCTCCTTAACAAGCTTACACGTCTAGAAAAGAAGGGATTTGCTGTCAATAAACGTCTTAACGCATATTCAAATATAGAAGAACTTAGGGCTGAGGTTAAACGGATTACCTACAGCATCGATGTGGAGCAGTCTATTCGTTTCTCTAGGAGAATGTTAATTGCATGTGTGACTGGACTCGAATTTCTTAATAAGAGGTATAACCCCTTTGAAATTCAACTAGAGGGTTGGTCTGAATCTGTGATGGAGAATGTAGATGACTATGATACTGTTTTCGAGGAACTCTATGTAAAGTATAGATCAAAGGTAAATGTTGCACCAGAGGTGAAGTTGATAATGATGTTGGGTGGTTCAGCTATGATGTTCCATTTAACAAACAGTATGTTTAAGTCGGTGATGCCCAACATGAACGATGTAATCAAACAAAATCCAGAACTCGTTAAGAATATGATGAGTGCGGTTCAGAATACTACCCGTTCCCCGGGTGAAAGTGGGGTGGATGCCCCTGTTGGTGGGACAGGGCAGTATGAAATGAAAGGTCCGGGGATTGATATTTCCAGTTTGATGGGTGGTATTATGATGCCACCCACCCCCCCAATGAACACAACACCACAGGTTGCTCAGGATGCTGGTAACCTTGACGGTGTGGACGATGTTTCGGACATTATTTCTATTTCAGGAGATTCCACGGGTGGTGAAGTCAAGGAGGTGAATGTGGATTCTTCTAAACCCAAGCGGGTTCGACGAAAAAAGAAAACTGAAATTAATCTCTAAATATATATAAATGATAGCGTATTGTCCGCTGGAGGATTTAGAACCTCCCGTCCGACAACGGAAAGTTGTCGAAGAACCTGTGCCTCAGGTTGACTCAAAGGTTGGGCGTGAAGAAACTGAAATGAATTACGTCATCATGGCTTTCATTATCGGCGTAGTTATGCTAGCCGTTTCTGATTCCATCAGGGCATAAATGTAATGAATCTACTAAGGGGTTTTCCCCCAAAGTAAATTTAGTAACTAAAGGATTTCAAATCTGTGCCACCAGATTTGATCTTGATAAGTTTTCCACCCAACGAGGAATGAACTTTTGAAAAAATGTCATATGAGTACCCAATTCCTGACGTATTTGCTGGAGTGATAGTCACGGTGTTTGACGTTGTTGTGACGATGGGACTCCATGGATTCGCGTTCACGCCACCAAATAATTTTTTGATACCCACGGCTATAGGAACAGATGATTCTGTACCATTACTTGTTCCTCCTTGAAATTCGAGAATCATTGTACTTATATTCGACACATTCGAGGTTTCTCTCAATTGGGTAATTACCCGTCCATAAAATGCCGCGTCTGAATATACAAGTTGTATATCTTTATTTGGTGCACTGGGTGCGATTGTTACTACATTTGAGTAACGTCTACATGCCATCTCACCCTCACCGTCATTCGTCACTATCCCACCCTTGAATTCCGAATGACCATCAGAATCAATTTTTACTCGTTCGGTTCCCTGTGTTTTTATTGTAATGTTTTGGTTTTCGACATTGGAGCTTGAACCACCCATAGAAATTTCAGATACATTTGAAGTAGCCGAATTTGAAGTTTGTCCCGCCTGTATAACGAGGCGCTCTATTTCGGGTTCACCTACACCCTTTTCAGTTGTATCCGCATGAATAATAGCTGAGTTATCTGCCGATACTTCTTCTGTTTTAATTTTACCCATATTAATACCACCCGCCGCTGCTTGGTCTGGGAGATCTGGGGTTACCTTCTTTGGTGGAACATCGAGTTTACTTGTAAAAATCTGGTCAGTGAGAATAAGAACACGGGGCATCTCTATATTAGTTGCCGAATAAAATGCCCGCCATACCGTTTTGTATTCTGAGAATGTTATGATTTAGTGCGTATACAAATATATGTGTATCTGTTCTAGCTGATCCCTTTTCAGCATTTCTTATAATCATTTTAGCGTTATCCAGTCTACTGAAATTACAGGTTCCAGTGGGACTGTATTCAGATGAGTTCATACAGAAATGAAATGCGAAATACCTGGTATACAACATCGTTTTACTATCAGCTCTGAAATCTATGTGTGCAAACTTAGATTTTAAATAGCTTTCAACTGTGTGGAAATACATAGGGGACATATTCTCTAATAAAGCTGTCCCGTTTATTTGAATATCCGCGGTTCCAAATGTAAATCTATCTGTAATATTATCATCATCTAAAGTTCCAAATCCAAAAAATAAAGATTTAACCGGGTGATTAAATTGTGAGATGTCTAGACTATTATTGTTAGTCGTAGCAAAATCAATAGGATATTCAATCCTTTGAACTTGTGTAATCATCATATCTATCTGACGATTTACAAAACTTTCTCTTTCATCTGTGTCTAAAAATATATAGTTGCCGTATACTGAAATTTTCTTCTGAATAGCTGTTAAACCCTGTTCCACAGTTCCATTGTAATAATTTGTATCGAAGTTAATTTTAATTTCTACTGTATGATTTTGTAACGCAATTAAGGGTAAATATGCTCCACCATCACAAAAAAAGAAGTGAAATGGAACAAACGCTATATTACCTGTATTGGATTTGACGTTTATTTCTTGAGACTTAGTCCAAGTATCAGCTAGGTAGTTTGGCCAAATATCATTATAGTAATCATAGTGTTGGGAGTCGACCTTTTGTCCACCAATATAAAGATCCATCGTTGAATTGTAGAAAATATTTGACGATATGTTGGCTTCTCCGGTTCCTTCACACCACAATCCGTTTATAATGTCACCATACACAGGGATGGTAATAGAATTATCGGTTTCGGTAACTTCTTTTATAAGCTTTGGGGCTTGTGAAAAATTTTTATATCTCGCAAACTTTGTTCTAAAAAATGAATGACCTTCGTCACTTGTTAAATAAATGTCTTGCGCTCCTTTTGATACAATTTGGACTAATGCACCTGACATTTATTAGTTGTGTAGAATTTAAAATAGACATTTTCCCTGAGGAAAGTCTGGTTTTTCTTCGGTGACCTTTCCATGAATTTTGAAACCACCTTGTCTATACACTCTCATACGTTTGTAGTACATTGCTGTGAAAATAGACCATGGATCATGGATGTCGTATATATGGGGATCATTCTTTTTACCCTTGGTTTCTCTCATTATTCTTCCAATACTCTGTGTGATGTCTGATTTTGGTGAAGCTAAAATGACCGTGTCTAGGGTTGGAATATCGAGTCCTTCATGGGCTTGACTGAATGTTGCAAAGATGATCTTTTTTTTGGAGGATTCTTGGAGTTCCTTCTCTTTCATACCACCCATGTAGAGTCCCGAACTTTTGGGAAAACATTGGTGAAGAAATTCACAGTGAAATCTCCGATCACTCAAAACTAGGAGTTGTCTTGTTCCTGCAGAAGCTTTTTTAATAAGTTCGACGAGCATTTTATTTCTCTGTCGATCCTCGACTAATTCTGTGATCATGTTGGGCATTGATATTTTTCCATTTCTCATTGAGGGTGGTGGGTTTCTGTAATTGAAACATTCATAGACGATTGAAAAAACTTCAACCTGTCCTTGATTTTTCCTCTCGACGGCGAAGAAGGTCGGTCCCATGAACCAATGGAGGACTTTGGTGAGACCATCCTTTCTCTCTGGGGTGGCAGATAGACCGTAGATGTGTTTAGGACATAATTTGAAGAGAGACTGACTGAACACCTTGGCACATATATGATGGGCTTCGTCTACGATGAGGGTTCCCACACTTTCAAAGTCCCCAAAACTATACTCTTTCAAGGATAGTGACTGGAGCATAGCGATCACAAAATCACAATCAACTTCTTTCTTATCTTGTTGAACGACACCAATGGTGGCTCCCGGACAGAATTGTTTAATTCTCTCCCTCCATTGATCGGCTAGAAACTGTTTGTGAACAATAATCATTGTTCTGTAACCCAACTTACACGCTATTGCCAGGGATACGGTGGTCTTCCCAAAACCACACGGGAGTGAGAGAACGCCATGACCCGCCTCAAGAGCTGCAGCAAGTGCATCGTTTTGGTGTGTTGCGTCTCGAAGGGTGCCAGCAAACTTCGTTCTAATCCGGGTGGGTTGAGGTCTTCGATCTTCCCTCGCTTCACCAAATTTCGAGACGCCATAGAAGCGCGGGACACAGATACCATTCTTAGTCGTTTTAAAAACTTTAAAAGGTGGTGGCGGAAATCCGTAATCTCCATTGACTATAGGCCTTACGGTAAGCTCCTTTTTAATTTCCTGAAGGGGTCCTTCTGTGGCGAGGTACCCCGTTCTCGTGAGAACTGTCATGTATACTAAATTAAACCGTGGAAACTTTAACTATATTCTGAAGATTTGAGAACCCAAGAAAACCCCGAATAATCACCGACGTTCCAATATCCTTTGAATTCAATTTCTACTTTGATTTCATCCCCCCTTACACAGGACTGGATGGGTTTCCCCTTAATTTCACACATCACCCGTCTGTATCTAAATGGAATTTTTACTTTGAGAATACTTCCTTCCAAAGGATTATCAATATTAGAATTCGTGAGAAGGTGATTCATTTTCATTTGAGTATCATTGACTCGCGTCACCAGTGCGGGTGGAATTCTAATACGAATATACTTTTTACTATTATATTCATACATTGGTTCATACACAGAAGCTAAAAACTTCATTGATTTCTATTACGATATATTAAAATTAAAACTATAAGTATCATTGTCAAAAGTAATATACGTTGACTCAAAGTAGATGGTTTGATTGGTTTTCTAGTTCCGAAATATTCGTGACTGAGTGTTCTAGAAACTTCTACAGCTGATTCTATACTTGAATACGGGGTATTTCTGGGTGACATCATGCCACACATCGCAACTTTTGAACATTTTCCAAAAAACGGAAGTTGTCCATGTAGACTGAGAACCCCGGAAGATTGTGAGAAAGTCCAACCATCTTCTTCACTCCAGTCTGCACCCCACCCAATTCTAATTGTTTTTGGGGAGGATATACCCAACTGATCAATCACCTCAAGTTTTAACATTTCTGGTGTGTTTGACAACACTTCACGTGTTAGGTTACATATGACACAAGATACAGTTTTACCATCCGATAAAACTCTGGGTTGTAAATTCCATTTTGTTTCAGATGCAATTTCTAAATCAGATTTCAAAGTGATTGGGTCGTCGTAATCTAAGAGAACATTTATAGCTCCATAGGTACTTTCTCTAACCTTTTTATCAGCATCCGGACCCCAGTTGTCTCCAAGGACTTTTAAAGCTGGGCTATTATCAATACACAAAAATAGTTGTCCATCGTCAATGACAGTTCCATTTGAAAATGTAAGTTTGTAACTGTCTTCTTGGTATTCGATGTCTTTCATTTCTGTTCCAAATACAAAATTTACACCTTCCTCCGTGAGTGCTTCTTCCATCGCATCACCCATCACTTTACCTGAAACTTTCTGTGTATATGGTTTGGCTAGGGCTACATGATTTAAGTTTTGAACAAATTCATATGCAGACATTGTGTTCCATGTTACACCATCCATTATAAGAGGTAGGTTTTTTAGACATTTTTCTCCATTTTCACTTAATTTTCCTATAGAGTCTTTAAAACTTATTTCCTTGTACTTGGTTGGTTGGAATACTACTTTCATTACAAGTTTCATAAGAGACCCATAGTCACTCACACTCAATGACTTGAATAAAAAGTTTCGACCACCTTTATCATTTACTGGTTCAAACATGTCGTCCCATTCTATATTCATTTCATTGAATAATGAACGTGTATTGTAGAAGGTGTCAAATAAGACTCGATGTGCATGGAGATCCCTCACACCAATTTCGGGTTCCCACCATGAACCACCAGCCGATGTCTTTCGGTCATAAATAGTTATATCATGGTATTCTCCTGATTTAAGAATCTCCCAAGCGAGGGACATCCCCGTTGGTCCTGCACCGATGATATGAATCTTCATTCTACTTTTAGTTGACATATAAATTTCCACGAGTCACACACTTCCCATAGACACTTTAAGATATTTAAAAAATATCTCTTTACTGTATGTATGTTGAGTGTTAGGTGCAATGTGATCAAACCTTTATCAAAACCAACTCAACAGAAGGTAAAGACTTGGAAGTTTGCCGCCAAATTTTTGTGGAAAGAGCGTTTTGTGGAAGACAAGGCGGAGCTTGGCAGGTGGACGAAAGATCAACTTCTCGATCTTGGTCCAACATTTGTAAAATTAGGGCAAATTG